AGTCGCTTCTTGAAGGTCTTGGCTACAAAGACCTTGAGGGCATACTCAAGCCCACCATTCATATTGATGAATTCTCAAGCAAAATGGGCGATGATGATGACATCATTGTGCTGAGTTTCTTCACCCGTGACCGAGGCGCAGCCAAGGACCTGATGAATTGGTTCGAAAAGGGCTATGACTTTGTGCTGGACGCTGATCAAAGCCCCGGCGAAATCAAGCCCAATAGATATCTAGTGTACGTGGAAATGCGACGTCGCAGGGCGGCTCCTGAGCAGATCAATGAACTGCTGGGCGATCTAGGCACTCTAACAGAGTTTGATCCTGAGGACTGGACCATGATCTACAAGGAAAAGACACACCCTTGGAGTGCAGAAGAGTTTGCTCGCTTGGTACCACTCAGTCCAAGAGAGTATCGTGAGCGTACAGAAAAAGACTTGAATGAATGGCGCATTGCTGCTGGTATGCCTGTGAAGGCCACCTACGAACGAGATGATGCCATTCGCACAATACAATCAGCGGCAGGTATCCTATGAGATTAAAAGAATTTGCACCCTCAGGTGACGGCGGTTCAGGCAACTATTTTAAAGAGTTGGCCTCGGCCTGGTACAATGGTACCTATGACACTGGCAGCCTGCAAAAAGGTATCAAGAGCCAACAAGATATAGAACGACTACTACAACGTGGTATCATTGGCCCTGACGGTGTCACACGCAAGTACGCTATAGACTACAACTCAGACTTTGATGGTGTGGTCATATCCAGCGATGACTACTACGAACATGGCGACTACGATGACACCATAGACAGTCGCACAGGGCAAAAATGGGGACCATATGACTACATGGAATTTGATGACGAAGAACTGGACGAATCGGCCAAATATCGTGACCCCAAATACAAAGACCGGTTATACACCCAAGAACCACCCGATTACAACAACACCCGTGAATATGATAATGCCAGATTCAATCCAAAACCCAAAGGTTATCCAGGTAGGAAAAAACTGCCCGGCGGTGGCGAATATGACCGCACTGACCCCTTGGTTCGGGGTGCAGGCATTGGTCGTTCGGGAATCAAAAACAACATCAACCTTTCTGGCAAGCGTAAAGGCCTGCCATCAAGAGATCAGATCACCAGTTTGAAACAGAGTATAAAAGATATCAGTGGTCAACACACTCGTGCCAACTTGCCCGAGCAAGGCGAAGTAACAAAAACTGCAACCGGATTAAAACACAGAGCCACTGACAAGTATGGTGCCGGTAATGATGAACCACATTACTATACTGGCGGTAGATCTGGATTCTCGGATCCTGGAAAGTATGCCAGAGATCTAGAACACGTTAACAAACAACTGGTCAAAGATTTAGATGCCAGTATGGGCATATCTTGGAAAAATCGTGGCACCAAAGGCGTAGAAGTTGATGAACAAGGCATGGCGGAAGGTGCTAATGATGTTGGTGCTGTTAGATCACAGAAACAATGAGAGCACAAGAATTTGTCACTGAGAAACGGCGCCGGAAGCGACTGAAAGAACTAACATTCATGGGCATGAGTACTTGCACCAAAGACTGTTCAGGACACCGCGCCGGTTACCGATGGAGCAAGGCACGTGGTGGCGTCAGCACAGCAAGTCAAAGCAACAGTTTCAACAAAGGCGCAGAAATAGCCCGGGCTGGCTATTAATTTTTAGTGTAAACAAAATACAATCGGTCATTGGCATCCTTTTTATAGGTGTCCAAATGCAAATTGTATGTTTCAGCAAATTCATTTACTACTTCAAATGTCCAGGGGAATATTTCCACATAAGGTCCTGTTTTATGTGTGATCCCAGGATTGGCTCGTAAAAAGAATTTTCCACCTGGTTTCAACAAACTCACACAGTGTGCAAAACGTTGCTCTATTTCATCCTGGCTATTAAAGTTGATTGATCCCAAGGCAATGATCACATCATATTGATGCTTGACTCGATACTCCAGGATGTCAACTTCATAATCTGCGCAGTTATTGTAAGGGTCAATTCCAACTATGTTCTGTATGCGTCCTTTAAATGGGTGATATCCACAACCAACATCCAACACCCGCTCAGGATTTAATTTGTTGATTTCATCAGCCAGTTCCCAACCTGTGTGTTCATAATCGCCTGTTCTAGGTTTCCATATTTCACTGAAGAAACGTAGAATATAACGTTCTGACAGATCGTCTGAGATACTCCTTAATGTACCCACATAATCGCAAGGTAGACTTAGTTCTGCTTCCACAGTGTCTTTGAACTTTCTATAACGTACCGGCGTCCAGGGCAGATCCTGTACCTGGGTATTAGCAGAGATAGAAATGTTTGCATACTTGGGTAAATTAAACGCAGAGTGCAAATTTTTTTGTAAAAGGTTAAAAATTTTGGTGTTCATAATAAATTTTGGTAAATAATGTTGATTTTCAAATACTATTTAAGGAGTTTACATGCAGATCAAAAAATTATTAATTGCCGCCGTGCTAGTGCCTGTACTAGCATTTGCTTGGGAACCTTCTAAGCCAGTCACAGTTGTCATTGGCAACACACCCGGGGCCGGAAACGAAATGGCCTTCCGCAAACTGGCCGAAATTGTACAAAAAAAGAATCCCAACTTTGTGTATGTTGTACAAAACATTCCTGGAGCAGATAGTGTGATTGCTAACAACAAGTTTTTAGAAGCCGTCAATGATGGACACACAATTAACTTGCCCAGTCACATGAGCAGTTATGTCACAAATGATATCTGGGAAAAGAACATTAAAAAATACAATTACGATAGTTTCGTTGATGTATTAACAATGGGCAAATCACCATTGGTATTAGTAGCAAGTGTCCGTAGTGGAATTGAAACTCCTCAAGACTTTGTAAAATACATTCAATCAGGCCGCAATATTAATGTGGCCATTGGTGGTGGTGCGCATCGTACTGCGTTTGAATACCTAATGGACAAGGGCAAAGGCAACAAGGATGTTGTTAAAAGCATAAAGTTTAACGGTCCTGTTCCTGCACTACAAAGTGTGGCACAATGGGACAGTAAGATAGGGACAGAGTTTGGTATCGTGCCCATTGCAGTTGCCAAATCATTAATTGAGGGGGGCCGAGTCAAATCCATTGGATTCACTGGCACAAGACGAATGCCACAGTTTCCAAATGTGCCGCTATTAAACACAGTGACACCAGGCATTAACGTATATGCCGCATGGTCAATTCAATTGCCCCCGGGTACATCTAAGGATATAGCAGAATGGTATCAACAACAATTCTCGGCCGCCATACGTTCAGCAGAGTATAAAGAATACACAGATGCCAATGTTATATTCTACGCAGAAGATGAATTGACCCCTGCAGGGCTAAAGCGCCATATGGATGACCTAAGGGCCGCCTTTATTCCTGTGCTGAGTAAAATTGATTTAAGTAAAGAATAAATGAAATCAAATTGGCAAACATTACGAGCAAAGAGCACATATCATTTCGACCCTCAGCGGCCGGATCGTCCTGAAACGGTTGTGGCATACTTGGGCTGTATAGAACCCACGTGGGCTCACGATTTAACGGATATTGTTGCAAACGCACAACCCGCAACCTGGGCCACACGTGGTTACAAAGGTGAGGGTCAGGAAGCGCCGCCGGAAGAACTTGAACGGGAAGAATACGATTTGACGGCAAATGGCATGCCTGCGGACTTGCCTATTTCACATTTGACGTGGCGTATACCCGAAAGTCTACAGCGTATCAGCGACGCTTTTGCACTGGAAGACTGTATGAATCGCATACACGTACAGAAGCCTGGAGAAGTGTGGAACCTGCATATAGATAAATTGCAGAAATGGAACCCCGAACACCCTGACAGTGTCATGCGTATAATGATACAGTTGACAGCGTGGCAGCCAGGACAGTTCTGGGAATACGGCAATTATCACTACAACCATTGGCGGGCAGGAGATGTAACAACATTTGACTGGGCCAATATTCCACACTGCACAGCCAACGCAGGCTTTGATCCTCGCGTGACATTGCAATTGACAGGCATACGAACTGCCGCAACCATGGACTACCTAGCGGCACTACCCCAATGAAAACAATATTAATCTTGACAGGCCCCCAGGGCGCAGGAAATCATTTATGGAGCAAGATATTTGCACTACATCCGCAGGTGTCAGGATGGTCAGCACTGCTGGATCAATACTGGATAGGACACGATCAAGAGCCATTTGCGCCATATTGGCAGGATCCTGAGCAATTGCGCTACTACAGGTGGGCGCAAAGCGACTGGTATGTGACGTCAATGAGTGTGCCGTATATGAATAATGGTGTGCCCACTGTGCCCAATTTCAAATCATTTGTGTCTAAATTGCAAATAGCGGGTCTACGTATAAAGTTTGCTGTGTTAGGACGTGATCGCAATATTGTCGAAATGCAACAGTCCCGTGTGCGTGGCGCACCTACACTGGCAACTGCCCTGGCAGAGTTTGATCAATTGGCCGCCCCTGTATTTCTAAGTTATGAATTACTGCATCTTTATGGTGCAAAATATCTAGAAAATATCCAACAACAATTGGGATTCCCAATTGCCACAGCAGATCCTAGACTAAAGGATATATTGGCAGAAGATACAAATGCCAAGTATTTTAAACCCGTTGCACATCATGACACAGATGATCTTGCACGTCACTCTTCAAGGAAACACACATGAAACAAGCCAAACGCATTCTAATAATGGGCCTGCCAGGCTCGGGCAAAACTTACTTTGCTGAACGATTAAAAAAGCATCTTGAACAGCACATCACGCCTATCAATGAGTACAGTCTGACTCCCATTCGTGATGCACAGGTCACTGTGGCCTGGCTCAATGCCGACGAAGTACGCAGGCACTACAATGACTGGGACTTCTCAACAGAAGGACGAGTTAGACAAAGTCTGCGCATGCGAGATCTAGCAGACGAAGCCAATACTGACTATTGCATTGTGGACTTTGTGGCACCACTGGTGGAAATGCGCAACAATTTCAAAGCAGATTGGTGCATTTGGATTGACACAATTGAAAAAGGCCGTTTTGAAGACACAAACAAGATGTTTGTTCCACCCGAAGTTTATGATTTCCGCATTACAGAACAGAACGCAGAGAAATGGGTGGAATTTGTGGGCGAGCATATAATTGAGAATCGCCGTAGACCCACTTTTGATTGGCAAAAAGAAACTGTACAAATGCTAGGACGTTGGCAGCCGTGGCATGCTGGGCACAGAGCATTATTTGAACGTGCTATTGCCAAAACAGGGCAGGTAGTTATACAAATACGTGACTGCCAGGGCTGGCAAGGCACAAATCCCTTTGCCTTAGAGCAAGTTAAATACTTCATACGCAGAGACTTAGATACTGTATATCAAGGTCAATATGAAATTCAAGTTGTTCCTAATATTGTTAATATCACTTATGGTCGTGACGTGGGTTACACAATCGAACAAGAATCATTCGACCAATCGATTACCAATATCTCTGCGACCAATATAAGACGCAGCATGGGATTGAAATAAGATAATTCCACGCTAAATATTGGCACTATGTGGATTTTGCACTTTCTTCCTGACTCTATAATTGTTTGGTTTTGTAATATCCTGCTGTTGGTGGGTCTGGTGCTCACAATAGCAGGATTCTTCGCACATCGAATTCCTGTGCTCGGGCCGTATCAATTGGGTTTTAAAATAGGCGGTATCCTACTGCTAGTTTTGGGCGTTTACTTTCGAGGCGGTGTTGCTGTAGAACAACAATGGCGTGAGCGTGTGGCTGATGTAGAAGCAAGACTTGCCATTGCAGAAAAAGTCTCTGTGCAGGCCAATACCCAAATAGAAACAAAAGCACAAAAGAAAACAACAGAAATCCGCCAGCGCACACAATATATCAGACAATATGTGGATCGTGAAATTGTGAAATATGATACTACTTGCACTATCCCACCGCCATTTATTGATGTACACAATCGTGCCGCGGAGGCGCCGCCAAAATGAAAAATCAAAGAGACCAACAGTTTGTATCAAGTCTAATTATGATTGGTTTAGTTATAATAGTGATTCTGGCCATATCAGGATGTGCCACAGCAGTTCCTGTCACCGCTCGATTTCCTGAACCACCCGGAAAAGGCGCAATGACTGTGTGTCCTGACTTGCAAAAGTTAAAGGACAATGCTAAGTTAAGTGATGTGGCCAACACAGTCACAGTGAACTATTCAACCTATTATGAGTGTGCTGTCAAGACAGATGCCTGGCAAGAATGGTACCAGATACAAAAAATAATACATGAAGGAGCCCAAAAATGAGCACAATCTTGACAAAAGACCAACTAAAACAAATGGTCAAGAATCCTCATAATGATCACTGGTATGATGCACTAGAGCAATTGTTAGATGACTACGAAATTAATACTCCATTAAGAGTTGCACATTTCATAGCACAATGCGCACATGAGTCAGGAAATTTTGTTTTCATCCGAGAAAATCTCAATTACAAAGCCGCAAGTCTACAAAAGATTTTCGCCAAGTATTTCCCCACTGCTGAATTGGCCACACAATACGCCAACAAGCCTGAACGAATTGCCAACAGAGTTTATGCGTCAAGAATGGGCAACAGCAACGAAGCATCAGGTGACGGATATAGATACTGTGGTCGAGGACTTATACAGTTGACAGGCAAAGACAACTACACATTCTTTGCAGGATCTCTAGGCATCACAGTGGAAGAAGCGTCAGATTATCTTGCTACATTTGAAGGCGCCGCACAGAGTGCCTGTTGGTTCTGGGAACAAAATAACTTAAATAGATTTGCTGATGCAAACGATGTCAAGGGACTCACACGTGCCATCAATGGTGGCTACATTGGCCTGGACGATCGTGTCAGTCACACTGAACATGCATTACACGTACTAGGAACATGACATGGCAGAATATATGCCATACACTTATTTTATATCCTGGTCAAATACCGGAATGAAATACTATGGAGTAAGATATAAAAAAGGATGCACCCCAAAAGACTTTTGGGTCTCGTATAAAACCTCCAGTAATTATGTTAAAAAATATATTGAAGAAAATGGTGAGCCAGATATAAAAGAAATTAGAAAAATATTTGCCGACGGTAGCCAAGCAAGAGAATGGGAGTCAAGAGTCTTGACAAGAATCAATGCTACAGTCAGAGAAGATTACTTGAATAAATGGGCAAGAAATATAGCACATCCTGAACTCTCTAGTGCAAATATGATTGTACTGCGTCAAGATGTACAATTTGAAACTAAAAGACAACAAGGTCTTAAACAATATAACGATAGTGATGCAGCCAGAAGATTTCGAAGTAAAGTATTAACTGAAAGAAATAGGTCAGACAAAGCAAAGAAAAAGTCTAGTGAATTAGCAACACTTAGAAACTATTCTTTAAAAGAGTGTCTAAATTGCCATAAAGAATTTAACCTTGGCAATTTTGTTAAACATACAAAAAGTATGAAATGTCAAAAGGAGAAAGACAATGACTGAAGTAAAAGCAAAAACAAGATCTGAACGCGAGGCAGAGATTAAGGATAAGTGTGGCTGGGTCATTGTGGTCATGGCAGCCTTGTTGGCCATCAACACATACCTGGGCAATGGCAATAGCAGTCGTATCTTAAACGACACAATTGAAGCCAACAACAACTGGGCGTTTTATCAAGCCAAATCAATCAAAGGCACGCTGGCCGAAATGGCCCTGGACGATGCTATGGCCCGCAAAGATGTGAACAAAGTTGTCGCACTCAGTAAAAAGATTGCCAGATATGAAAGTGATCCTAAGACAGGTGAAGGCAAGAAAGAACTAATGGAAAAGGCACGTGGTCTCGAAGCAGATCGTGCAGTGGCCAAACAACGTAGCCCTTGGTACACATACGCAGGCAGTCTGTTGCAGATTGCTATTGTTTTACTCACTGCCAGCATACTGAGCGTGAAGAACAGTTTGTATCGAGCCAGCATAGGTGTTGGCGCATTTGCCTTGCTTTTAATGAGCCAGGCCGTTTGGTTATGGATACCAGGAGTATAATATGGCATTACCAGGAATAGCAGTAGGGGCAGGCATGGTAGAAACAATTCCATATACGTATTTGATAGGATGGCCAGAGCACAATCGATATTATTATGGTGTTAGGTATGCCAATAGATGCAGTCCAGAAGATTTGTGGAACCCTTATACCACATCAAGTCGATCAGTGTCTGCGTTTGTAACAGCGCACGGTGAGCCCACACTAAAACAAATTAGACAAACTTTTCAGTCCGTTGATATTGCAAGATCTTGGGAAAATCGCGTGTTGAAAAAGATGCAGGTTGTTGTAAAAGAGCAATGGCTAAACAAAACTGACAACAAATCAATTGCCCCGATGTACGGCACAGACAATCCTGCCAGCAACAATGATGTAAAATTAAAAATATCCAAGTCTGTAAAACAATGGTATCAAGTGAATCCCAACCCAAGGTTAGGAGCAATAACTCCACCAGAAGTTATTGAAAAACAAAGCCGAGCCAAACAAGGTAGTTTAAACCCATTTTATGGCAAATCACATACAGAAGAAAACATCAAACTGTTTTCACAGAAACAGCAGGGTATCAACAATTCTTTTTATAAAAAGACTCACTCAGAAGAATCCAAACAACGAATAAGTAACAGCAACAAGGGCAAAATCAAGCCCACATCACAGTGTCCTCACTGTAACAAAATAGGTGGTATCAATACCATGCCAAGATGGCATTTTGACAATTGCAAGGAATTAAAACATGACAGCCGAAGAATATAACAAAATGAGCGATTCAGAAAAGAAAAAAGAAGATTGGATGAACTCCAAATGGAGACCGGCTTGTGGTTGGATGTATATCGTTGTCTGCTTGTTTGATTTTATGATTGCTCCTATATTATGGAGCATAACACAGTCTGTGTTCCACGGTGGCGTAAATGTACAATGGCAGCCACTGACACTTCAAGGCGCAGGGTTATTCCACATTGCCATGGGTGCTATTATTGGTGTTAGTGCATACGGTCGCACACAAGAAAAACTAGGAGGGGCTAACAATGGAGGATTATCCACACCAGTCAGCGGGGGAACAACCTATACACCCCCGGCAGCCGTCCCTCAACCCAGCGCACCCACCACGTTTGGTGCACCCGCAGGATTTAGTAACGCACCAACAGCAGGCTTTGGTAGCGGTGCAGGATTTGGAGCGCCAGCGGCTGAAGTCATCACAGGATTCGGAGGCAAACCCGCCCCTGTGATCCCACCATTTCCGGAGAAATAAAATGAAAAATGTTATATTTGTAGCAGGATTAATGTTTTGTGTGCCAGCCCTGTCTGCTGACTCACACTCAGCAGATGTGGCACGAGCAGAGGCAGCCAAAGCACAGAAAGAAA